GCCGTAGTAGGTGTGCCGGGAGCGTGACGCGGCGACCAACCATTCTTTGCCTCACGCTCAACTGCGAACGCGACCTGCGATAATCCGTAGACGGCGGCTTGCATTAGTTTGCCTTCGTAGGCAGTCGGGCCGGCCAGAATTTCATTCAAGTTCTTGACGGTGATTGATTCACTCAACGCTTGTCCATCTGTTCGGCCTTCACTTCTTCAACAATACCGCCGATAGCCAACAACCAGTCAATAAGGTAGGCCGGTTGTTCATCGACCTGAGCCGGCGTCCAGCCGAACCTGTCTGCTAACGCGAAATACCGCCACTCGTCATCAGGGTAATCGAACTCTGCGTGTCGTTCGTGACCCTGTAAGGTCGCTTTTAGCCTTTGGAGTTTGCGGTAGTCGCTTTTGGGTCGGCCTCTGTTTCAGCAGTCTGGCGGAGTTGTGGGAACAAGAACTGAATCCCATCGTTCGCGGCTTCCGCTAGTGCGTCATAATCAGCAATACTCAACTCGCCTAGTGATTCAAGTTTCACAGACGGCGGTAGTAGGTCGAACGACCATTCTTCCACCAGAACCGCGATAGTTGAATCGGTAAACGACACAGCCGCCGCGACACTATTGTTTTCAGAGTTGACTGAAACCAATACTTTCTGGCGGTCTTTCTGCTTTAGAGTGCGTGGGTCGCGAATAGTCGCGGTAGCACCTGACGGCAGGTTGATAATCTTGGACATTGTTTAGCCTCTCTTTTAGCCTTCGTATGATTTGTAAAGTAGTGAGGCCGGCGGCGAAGGCTGTTCCTGCCGGCCTCACTACATCTAGTTACTGATAAGTGCCAGAAGGAAGCGCGTTCTGAAGAACCCACTTGATAGGCGCGAAACCACCGGTTGAACCGGCGTCAGTAGTGTTTGCTTGGCCGTTCAGTTCAACAGTCACTTCAACGAAGTCCTTTGAACGCTCAATTACGGCCGCTGTGTAAGCACCCTTGGTAATCGTTGCCTGAATCTGAGTAAGGTTCGCAAGCGCGCCGTTAGTCCAGTTCACCACGATAGCCGGCTGAGCGTTAGTCAAGAAGCGAGTGAGTTCGGTGTCGTTTTCCATAACAAACTTCAATGAACCGGTCACTTCAAGCGCGCCGACGAAGATTTGGTAAGGGTTCTGAGTGTTGCTGATACCGTAAATCGGTGTAGCAGGTCGGGTCATAGAGATTGAACCCTCAACTGTGTAAGCAACAGCCGAACCGCCGATTGAAACAGTCGCCTGCCAAACCGGAGTAGGCAATACGGTGCTGAACGACGGAGTAGGTGTCAAAGCAGTTACTGATTCGAAGCCATGTGCCTTAGCGTCATAGTCAAGTAGGCCTTCAGCGGTGAACGAAAGGTTCACATCGTGAATCTGGCAACCTGCGTATGCGCGCACATTTGAAGCATAGAAATCAGTCAAAGTAAACGCAGTAGGTTGCGCGTCAGCACCGACGGCCGAAGCGTTCTTTAGGCTTACGGTGTGAGTGAACGGCGCGCTCGCACCGGTCGTAGCCACCGAACCAAGAAGGCCGGCTACCGCGAAACCGAAAGTATCAGGAAATACTGGACCACCGAAATCGAAAGTCGAACGAACGCGACCCTGAATGTAGTTGTAGTTCTTGACGAGCGAACCGCGTAGGCCTTCATCGAATAGCGGGTCAATAACATCAACCGGCTTCAATTTGCCAACGGCAACAGGGATAAACGAAGTCGGTGCGACCGGTGTTCCCTTAGTGGTTTCTTTCGCGATTCCTATATAGGAACGAACGCTATTCTGTGCGGTCATTACTTCACTTCCTCGGTGCTAGTAGTTTCATCTACGGCCGGCTCGGATACCGGAGTAGAAACCTTCGAAGGTTTACCCGAAACAGTCACGCCGGCGGCCACAAGACCATCAGGTGCCTCAAACGAATCGCCCTTATTTACAATGATACCAAGCGTTGGGAACACTAACTCAGCATCGCCGTTGTAGTCGTATTTAGCCATAGTGACTAACTCCTAATCATTTCAGTTACGGTAAAGTTTATGCCAGCCCAAATCTCTGTTGCGCCACCACTATTTGTTTTCGGTTCGCCGTAATCCACGCTTATGCTCGGTTCAGCGGCTTGCCAAATAACATCACCATCAGTTTCACCTAGTCTATGCCCACCTGCCCTAAGTCGCGCTTTCACAGCGTCAACAATATCGTCGAACGCGACCATAGAGTCCTGTGAATCAGGTTCAACAGAGTGCGTAAAGATTTGAAACACCACATCGTAATCGACGCGCTTCCAGCCATCGCTCGCACCGCCGACAGCGATACGGCTTTCCTGCTCACCCTGAATAAAGACGATGCCGGCCGCGCGCGTCATTTCACCGGCGGCAGAGTTCACTTGGAAATTGATGCGTTTCGGGTGAGCGGCAAGCACTTGGTTCAGGTGCGGTATGTTAGCGGTTTCGACCCATTCTTTGACGGCCGTACGGACAGTCTGCCTAGACACTAACGAATCCTACGGAATGGTTTGAGTAACTGTTGAGCGTGAGCAATGTCGGAACCCATTTCCTGCGAACCCTCAATCTGCTGACTAGGCGAGTTAGTCACATCCATAACTAGCGACGCGTCACCACGAATCTTCAGGTAAGCGGAAGTGATAAGGATACAGGCCTGTTTGATTGCGGCCGGTAGCGCGGATACGGTCACGCCGGCTGTGTGCGCGAACAAAGTAGGCGACGCTAACGGAACAGTCGTTGAACCGAACACATAGTTAGCGGCTACCTCAATGTTCTCAGTAGACGCGCCGTCGTAAATCTTCAACGGCTCATTAGGCACGATACCGTCAGCGTCAGCGACCGTTATCGATGTCGCGCCAACAATAGAGTTAGCCGCGAGTGAAGTGTTCGTGTATCCGTTGATGTAGGTGTAATTCACATACATTTCACGACCCGGTGTTCCCGGAAACCCGAACGAAAGTGGACCTTGCGAAGACATCGTCGTTGGTAGTTGCGCGACTGGAAAGATAATTGACTGTTCTTCCAACCAAGCAATAGAGCAGTCAGCCGCCGCAGTCATCAGAGAAGGCGTAGGACCGGCGCTGAAGGCCGTTACAGCGACAATAGGGAAGTTCTTAGGGTGAACACGCACCGAGCCGTCTGAGCGCATTCTGACGCGTTGCTGTTCAATGTCGGTAGTAGCCGAAATAATCTGGTTACAATACTGGTCAATGTATGAAGACGCGCGCGTGATAGCGTTCGACAACTCAGCGTCCTGCGCAGCCTGATTACCGCCAACAACAAGGTTACTGTAATCAAGAGCAGTCGGCGCGTTCTTGTATTCCGCCAAAGAAAGATAAGGTTTGCTAACCTGCCGACGAATCGGACTTATTGCTACTGCCATCAGACACTCCTGCTTCTATCGTAGGCTTCTCAATCCCACAGTGGACACACTTCGTTTGGTAGTCGAAACTCAAACCCTCGCACTCACATCGCCAAGTGCCGAACCGGCTACGGCCGACAGCCATAGAAACACCGCGACGAGTGAACCCTTCGGCCATCATCTGCCGCGCGTGAGCAGGGTTATCAACCTGAACAACACCGGCCTTATCAGCGTTGTATTTGACAGTACCCTTCTCGGTTTCAACATCAACGCCGCGAACGCCATCGTTTGGAACTAGCAACTCCGCCATAATTAGCCTCTCTTTCATTGAGAAACGGAGTAGGCCAACATTTACGCTGACCTACTCCGTTCTCTATTTGGTTGTGATTACGCCGACTTGATACCGGTCACGATTCCGTTCCAAGCAGGAGCGTATCCTACAAGGGTTCCACGGAAGTAAGTGCTGGTTTCGTATGCGAACTGGGTCACAGGCCATTGGATACCCATGTAGTCCTGAACATTCACGGCCGCCCAAACATCTGATACCTCGGTGTCAGGGATTGGGAGAGTGTATGACATAACAGGAGCAACACCTTGTGGTAGCCAAGGGTGAACGGTAATGTCCACCAACTTGCCGGTGATTTCGTTGTGT